GATTACAGCATGGGGGTCAGGAGGAATTGACCCAACAAACACTTTCAGCAGCCAAATTGCCATTTGGGGATGGCAGTTGGGTTATTGGAAGGCGTGCAAGTCGAGTGGCAGTTTGTGCAGCTGTCGCCTCGGCATTAGCAACATATTTTGCGACACAACCCGAAACGGAGATTGATATTCAAGTCGGATAAATTGCATTTATGGTATATTATGTGCTAATGGGATTATTTGATCGATTTATTACAAATACCGCAATTACTCCGACAATTGATGTAGCTGCCGCTAATACGCCTTACAATTTGCAATCAGCAGTTGGTGGATTATTTTACGGAGCGCAAACTGCAACAAGAGAACAAGCAATGTCTGTTCCATCGGTTGCAAGAGCAAGAAATATAATTTGCAGCACAATTGGATCGCTACCTTTAGAAACTTACAATCACTTTACAAAAGAGCATTTAGATCCAAACAGAGTAATTATGCAACCAGATCCAAGAGTTGCTGGTTCAGCAATTTATGCATGGATTGCTGAGGATTTGTTATTTCATGGCGTTGCTTATGGTCAAGTATTAGATTCTTATGCTGCATCTGATAATAGCCGGGTAAGAGCATGGACAAGAGTTGCACCAGATCGAGTTACATACAACCTTAATGCAAACCAAACCGAAATAACTTCATACATGGTTGATGGCATGCATGTTCCAGCGTCAGGCATTGGATCTTTAATTGTATTTAGCGGATTAGATGAAGGTGTATTAAATAGAGCAGGTCGCACAATTAGAGCTGCACAAGAATTGGAAAAGGCTGCCGAACTATATGCAAAAGAGCCAGTTCCAACAATGGTATTAAAGTCAAATGGCACAAACCTTACTCCAGAGCGAATTACAAAACTCCTTGAATCATGGAAGGTTGCTAGAAACACAAGAGCAACTGCATTCTTAAATGCTGATGTCGAATTAAACGCTCTTGGTTTTGATCCACAAAAATTACAATTAAATGAAGCACGCCAATACTTAGCAACTGAAATTGCAAGAGCAGTTGGCATTCCAGCATCATTCTTATCTGCTGAAACTACCAGCATGACCTACAGCACGACTGTCATGGAAAGAAAAGCCCTTATTGATTTTAGTTTAAGAAATATCATTACGCCAATTGAGCAAAGATTATCGGCTGCTGATTTTGTGCCAAATGGTGTTGAAGTTCGATTTGACATTGATGATTTCTTGAGAGGCTCAGCATTAGAGCGTGCTCAAGTTTATGAAATACTAAACCGCATCGGCGCAATGAGTGTCGAACAAATCCAAGAGGAAGAGGACTTAATCCGATGAAGATTAATTTCCCAATTACAATAACCGCTGCTGATACAAACAAGCGAACAATCTCAGGAACTATTGTTTCTTGGAATGAGGCTGGAAATACATCAGCCGGCAGAACAGTATTTGCAAAAGACAGCATTGATTTTTCAAAGCCTGTTAAATTGCTATTAGAGCATGACAAAACTCGCCCACTTGGCAAGCTAATTGACATTACAGCAAACGATCAAGGTTTAGAAGGCACATTCAAACTTGCAAAGACTTTTGCAGCTGATGATGCTCTTGAGGAAGCAGCCACAGGATTAAGAGATGGATTTTCTGTTGGCGTAATGGTTGATGCTTGGGATAACAAAGATGGCGCAATGGTCATTTCAAAAAGTTCATTACAAGAAGTCAGTTTGGTGTCTGATCCGGCTATTGCCTCAGCGAAAGTTGAATCCGTAGTTGCAACAAATACACCAGAGAATTCCGAAGCAACCGCTGAGGATCAAACAACACAGGAGGACAAAGTGTCAGATGTCAAATCTGAGGCTCCTATCGCAACCGAAGCGGTAGAAGCTGCAAAGTCTGAGCCTGTGGCAGTAGTAGCAGCACAATCTGTTGCATACACAAAGCCACGCTCACCAATTATCAACAAAGCAACATACCTAGAGCACTCAGTTCGTGCTGCACTAGGAAACGATGAGAGCCGTCAGTATGTAATGGCTGCTGATACAACCAGCAACAACTCTGGCTTGATTCCAACACCACAATCAGCAGAAGTTATTAACGGCATTTCAAATGCTGATCGTGGATCAATTGATGCAATTTCTCGTGGCGTTTTGCCAGCATCAGGCATGACTTTTGAAATTCCAAAGATCACAACTGCTCCAACAGTTGCTGAGGAAGCAGAAGCAGCAACAATTGATACAACCGACATGGCATCATCTTTCGTAACAGTAAATGTTAAGAAATTTGCCGGCGGTCAGACATTTTCAGTTGAATTGCTAGATCGTTCATCACCAGCATTCTTTGATGAATTGGTTCGTCAAATGGAATTTGCTTATGCAAAAGAAACAGATAAGTTTGTTGCCAACGGCATCATTTCATCTGGCTTAATTGCAACAACAGCACAGGACAACACAGCAGCAGGACTTCTTGCTTATGCTGCACAGGCTGCTCAATTAGTTTATTCAAACTCATTGGGATTTGCTCGTAACATCGTAGTATCTCCAGAGCAATGGGGCAACATTATGGGTTACAACGATTCCGGTCGCCCAATCTACAATGCTTCAAATCCGCAAAACGCAGGTGGAGCAGTAGGACCTCAATCACTTCGTGGAAATGTTGCGGGACTTGATCTTTATGTATCTCGTTCACTATCAGCATTGACATACACAACTGGCGATGGATCAATGTTTGTAATCAACCCAGAGTCATACACATGGTATGAGAGCCCACGCTTACAACTTCGTTCAGATGTAACAGCAACTGGTCAAGTATCTGTTGCTTACTATGGCTATGGCGCACTTGCAACCAAGATCGCCAACGGATCAGTTCACTTCAACAAGAACTAATTTAGCCCAACTTAATGCCTAGGGTTGCTCCCGATCCTAGGCAGCTAATAATGGGAGACCTAAAGGAGATGACATGCCAAGCATTATCACAGCCACACAGTTGAGATCTGTTCTTGGTGTGTCATCTGCCTTGTATGACGATACTTACCTAAACCAAATTATTGACACAGCAGAAACTGTTATTCTGCCAATGCTTGTTACATTCAAAGCACCAATTCAAGCAACTTCATTGTCAGACAATGTTGCTACATTTACCACATTAGGAATTCATGAATTTACCGAAGGGCAATCAGTTGTCATCACAGGATGCGGATCACCTTACAACGGAACAAGAGTTGTGCTGGCAGACAATCTTGGACAATATACCTTTTCAGCATCGATCACTAACGCCGATATACTCGAGGCTAATGTCATCCCATCCGGAGTTGCTACCCTTTCTGGCGCATCAACTTATGTTGGAAACGCAGCTGTTCAGTCAGCCGTCTACACAGTTTCAGTCAATGTTTTCCAAGCAAGACTTTCAAGCGGAGGACAAATAGAGGGTGTCGATTTCACCAGTACGCCCTTCAAAATGGGCAGATCGCTTTTCAATACCTGCGTAGGTTTGTTGGGCTCATACATGGATACCGAAAGCATGTGTCAATAAATGCCTAATCAGACAATTCTTGAGCAGGTTAGGACACCTTTAGCAACTGCTTTATCTAGCGTTGCAGGAAATGTCTACTCCTTCGTTCCAGAGTCCGTAATCCCTCCAGCTGTTGTGTGCGTTCCGGATTCGCCGTATCTTGAATTCGAAACAATAAGCAAATCAAACATTCGTGCAAAGGTCAATATGACCATTACAGTTGCAGTTGCTTACAATAGCAATCCTGCATCACTCGACAATATCGAGCAGTTGATAATAAGTGTTCTGGCAGTAATTCCAGCAGGTTATATTGTCAGTTCGGTTGAAAGACCAACAGTTACACAAGTAGGAGCAGCAACTTTGCTTATTGCAGATGTTAGAGTTAGCACCTATTACACGAGAACAATCTAAGGAGAAAAATGCCAACGACAGTTATTACCGGTCGAGATATTACCTTCACTATTGGCGGTAATAATTTCGATGCACAAGCAACAACAGCAACACTTACTGGCGAGATGGATCGTCAGACTTATCAGACACTAGACGGAAAAGTCTTTAAGGTAACTGATAACAACTTCACCTTTGAAGTTGAAATGTTAGCCGATTGGGGCGCAACTGGATCACTTTGTGAGATTCTATGGGGCGTTGCCGAATCAGCACCAGACACAGCAATCAACACAGTTTTCACAGCTACATCCGGCGCAGTATTTACTTTCCAAGTATTGCCAATGTGGCCATCAGCTGGTGGAACTGCACCAGATGCACAAACTGTATCTCTATCATTCCAAGTTATCGGAGTGCCAACAGAAACCTTTTAATCAATAAACAAACGGGAGCAAACAAATGAAGTTACCAATTACAATTGAATATAACTCAGGTGAGCAAGCCACTTATGTAGCCCAACCACCTGAGTGGGCAAAATGGGAAAAGGCAACTGGCAACATTATTGGTCAAGCATCTGAAAAGATGGGCATTGGCGATTTAATGTTTTTGGCATATCATGCACACAAGCGAGAGAGTGCCGGCAAACCAGTTAAACCTTATGAGGCTTGGATGGAAACTGTTGTCGATGTAATTGTCGGTGATGCAAACCCAAAAGTCACCCAGTCGGAAGCCTAAACAGATTATTGGTTCAGTTGGCAATAGCCACACAGATACCAATGAGCGAATGGGTTGATGGCGAGGATGTTTTAACAGCTATCGAGATATTGGAGGAACGGCATGGCAGTTAGCACCGAACCTTTAATAGCGTATGACAAAAGAGAATTGGCTCAGTTTGCTAAGGTAATTAGAAACATGGGTGAGATTGCAGTTGAGGAAACTAAAAGACGAGTTGGCGAATTAGCACAAAAAGAATTAAACGAAATTCGCCGTATTGCTGCATCAAGAGGCAAGGTTGCTGATCGTGTTGCTCAAGGGGGTAAAGTAAAAAAATCCTCAGTTCTTGGTGAAATATCTTTTGGTTTTGCTTCTCAAAAGTTTTCAGGTGGAGCAACCACTCAATTTAATACTCGCAATGATCCTAAAGGTAATCGTGTTGGTATTGGTGCTGCATCAGAATTTGGTTCAAGTAAATATCCACAATTTCCAAGATGGTCAGGGCCAATGCCTAAAGGGCCAGGCTCAAGAGGTTGGTTTATTTATCCAACAATTAGACATTTACAACCAACAATTATTAAAGAGTTTGAAGAAATAATCATCGCAATAAGAAAAGAGTTTACTGATGGCAAGTAGAACCTTAACTGTTTCTCTCGCAGCAGATATTGACAATCTTAAAAAAGGTTTAGATGACGCTAATAAAGTAGTTGATAATTCAGCGAAACAAATTGGTGATTTTGCTAAAAAGGCTGCATTGGCTTTTGCTGCCGTTGGCGCAGCTGCCACAGCGTTTGCAATCCAAGCAGTTAAGAATGCTGCTCAAGATGAAGCAGCTCAAAGAAAACTTGAGGAAACAATCAGGGCATCCACAAAAGCAACCGAGGCTCAAACTAAAGCGGTAGCAAATTACATTGATCAAACTTCAATTGCGGTAGGCATAACTGATGATGAATTGCGCCCAGCATTTAGTCGATTAGTTCGTTCGACTAATGATGTTGAGGAAGCGCAAAAATTACTTAATCTTGCATTAGATATTACAGCAGCCACAGGCAAGCCTCTAGAAGCAGTAACTAATGCCCTTGGTAAAGCCTACGATGGAAATTTGACATCGCTCTCAAGGCTTGGTCTTGGTATAGATCAAAGCATATTAAAAACCAAGGATTTTGATTTAGTGTATAAAAATCTTGCTGGCACTTTTGGCAATTTTGCAGAAAATGAAGCACAAACCACAGAGGCACAATTTAGGCGAATACAAATAGCAATTGATGAGGCAAAAGAAAGCATTGGTGCTGCTTTGTTGCCAGCGGTAAATCAATTAACCTCATTTTTATTAACATCCGCTGTGCCAGCCTTAAATCAATTTATTGCAGGATTAACAGGTTCAGGATTAGCAGCTGATGAAGCGGAAACAAGTGCCTTTAATTTTGGCGAATCAATTAGAAATGCCGGCTTAAAAATAATAGAAGCAAAAGATACACTTATTGAAATTGGAAAAGTAATTGCATTTGTATTTGTCACCAGTAAAATTTATACATATATTACTGCTTTAACTGCATTGGTTGCAGCGTTTAGAGCAATTCAAGCAGCAGCGACAGCCGCTGGCATTGCCGGTGCATTTGCAACTGGTGGAGTAAATATAGCTGCTGGAGCAGTCGCTTTAGCTGGAGCAGGTATTGCTACAGGCATTGCTAATAGTGCAATATCTGGAGGCAACGCTGCTTCAAATATGGGTGCATCAACAGCCACGGCTGCACAATTAGCAGCAGGGGCAGCAAGGGCTGGCACAACAGTAAATAACATTACAGTTCAATCAGTTGATTCCGAAGGTGCTGCAAGAGCAGTTGCTAAGGTATTAAATGACAGCGCATCAAGATCAGTTCCACAGCTATACAACAGCGGGATTACTAGGGCTCGATAATGACAGTTTGGACACCAGACTGGAAATTGACTGTTGCAAATGTTGATTACACAGACATAGCAATTGCTGATATAACCCATCAAGCAGGTCGGACTGACATTTATTCGCAACCTAATCCATCTTATATGCAAATTACTTTGGTTGCTTTATCCGGTCAAACATTGCCGTTTGATATTAATGACAGTTTAGATTTACAGGTTAAGGATAGTTCAGGATCATATGTGAGTTTATTTGGTGGCGACATTACCGATATTACTGTTGAAGTAGGATCAACTGGATCGCTGGCAACTGTTGTAAATTACACAATCTTGGCAATGGGTTCATTAGTTAAACTTGCCAAAGAAATCTACAACGACAATCTTTCACAAGATGAGGATGGCGACCAGATTTATGAATTGCTGTCTAGCGTTTTGTTGGCATCATGGAATGATGTCCCAGCAGCTACAACATGGACAACTTATGACGCAACTGAAACTTGGGCAACGGCAGGAAATCAAGGTTTAGGGGAAATTGATCAACCGGGGCTTTACACAATGTCAAGCCGATCAGCCGATCCTGATACTGTTTATAACATTGCCAGTTTTATTGCCGATAGCGCATTTGGTTATCTTTATGAAGCACCTAACGGAGATATTGGTTATGCCGATGCCGACCACAGACAAACTTATTTAATAGCCAATGGTTATGTTGATTTAGATGCAAGCCATGCTTTAGGTCAAGGATTATCAACAATCACTAGATCAGCAGATATTCGAAATGATATCTATATTAATTACGGAAACAATTTTAATTCACAGAAAACTGCCACTAGCGCAGAATCTATTGGCTTATATGGCTACAAAGCGCAAAGCATTAATTCTGCTATTCATTCAGGTGTAGATGCTCAAGAGGTTGCCGATAGATACATTGCCCAGCGTGCCTTCCCATTACCAGCCTTTCAATCCATAACTTTTCCAATAACTAATTCAGAGATCGACAACAGCGATCGAGATAACCTTTTAGGTGTCTTTATGGGTCAGCCGTTAAATATCCAAAATCTGCCAGACCAAATCTCAGGTGGCGAATTTGAAGGGTATGTCGAGGGATGGCGATGGAGAACTCGATTTAATGAGTTATTTCTGACAATCAATTTATCGCCGGTGGCGTTCAGCCAAGTGGCAATGCGTTGGAACACAGTTCCGATAGGCGAGCGTTGGAACACTTTAAGCCCAACTTTGACATGGGAATACGCTACAATCGTAGCCTGATAATAGGAGAAAAATGGCAACCACTACAAATTACAGTTGGACAACACCGGATGACACCGCATTGGTCAAAGATGGTGCAGCAGCAATTCGATCACTCGGAACTGCTATTGATACAACAGTTTTTACAAACGCCGGAGCAGCAATTGCTAAAACTATTGTTGATGCTAAAGGCGACATTATTGCAGCAACCGCAGCAGACACAGTTTCAAGATTAGCAGTAGGAACTAACAATCATGTTTTAACAGCAGATAGTTCAACTGCAACAGGATTAAAATGGGCAGCACCCGCTGCTGGAGCATTGGTGTATGTTGGTGGAGCAACTTTTTCTGCCGTATCGGAAGTAAATATCAATGATGTATTTTCATCAACTTATGCAAATTATATGGTTATTGGAAGTGGTATTACAGGAACAGCAAATGTTCAACCAAGATTTAGATTAAGGGTCAGCGGAGCAGATAACACTACTTCAAATTATTTTACTCAACGCACAACTTCTAATGATGTCAATACTTTTGTGGGTCAAGATTATAATGATTCAAAATTTAGAGCAGCGGCAATGAGCACGACTGGAACTCATTTTCAAGTAAATTTTTTTAATCCATTTGCAAGTTCTGCAACAGGTTATCTTTTGTCTGCGCAAGGCGGCTTTGAAGCATCAACATATAATTATGCAGGAAATTTTACTGCCAGCACTTCATTTACTGGTTTTACATTTTACCCAGATAGCGGAACTGCTACTGGAACAATTAGAGTCTATGGATTGGCGAACTCATAATGATAAAAGCAGAATACTTTGCAGAAACAAACGAAACAGTCATTTCTGAATTGACAAAAGAGGAAATTGCTGAAGTAAAAGCAAGAGCCTTAGCAGCCGAAAAGGAAAAGGCAAAAGAGGAAGCCGAAGCAAAAGCAAAGGCTGAAGCGAAGGCAGTATTGCTTGAGCGTTTAGGCATTACTGAGGTTGAAGCAAAACTTCTTTTGTCCTAATGAAGCCTTGGTTGTCTAAAGCAGCAGTTCAGTTGCGTGAGCAGATCGATGATTCCTTCCCAGAGCGTAGCCGTAAATCTGATGGGTGGATTGGTGATGCTAGACATAGCACACGAAAAAGCGATCACAACCCAGATGCAACAGGATGCGTGCGAGCAATTGATATTGACGCTCGGCTTTCTGACGACAAAGGGCTTTCAGCATATTTGGCAGATCAAATTCGATCCTATGGGAAAAGCCATGGTCGCATCAGTTATGTAATCCATCAAGGCAAAATTGCTTCGCCAATTCTTAGATGGCGTTGGCGCAAGTTTTCTGGCAATCCTCACCAACACCATATCCATGTAAGTTTTAAAAAAGATCAAGATAAGAATTCAGATTTCTTTCACATCCCACTACTAGGAGGCAACGCATGAAACTATCAAATAAACACAAGGCAGCAATTAAGTCATATTTAAGAGCTGTGGCTGCTTCCGGTATTACTGTCCTGTTGGCAATTGTTGCTGACATCCGACCAGAGTTTGCAATCCTTGCTGGAGCATTGGTTGCACCTCTTGCCAAGGCATTAGATCCAAAGTCTGGCAAAGAAGCTGATTATGGAATCAATGCGAAATGACAGCCAACGAATGGGTTGGTATAGCCGTTGGCGTATCCGCCGTATCTACAAGTTTGTTACTGGGTCTGCGCTGGGTTATTAAATCCTACTTACAAGAACTTAAACCCAATTCTGGAAGTTCGATTAAGGATCAAATTACAAGACTTGAACAGCGTGTCGATGATCTGTTTGTCTTAATCAGTAAGCGATAATTTTAATTATGGCGAACACACGAAAACCTATCAAACGCAAAAAGATCAATCGTCGAGTCGTTCGCCAATCTCCTGAACCATTATCAAAGATCGATCAGCACTACACCGCATTACACGAATGCTACAAAGCAGCGAGAAAAGCAGGATTCACACCTGAGCACGCTTTTTGGTTGATGACTGAACATAAGACATTCCCTGATTGGATTGTGGGCGATGGTGGGATTATCCCATCCATAGATCCAACTGACGATGAGGATGACGATTAAGCGATACTTGGTCATTTCGGATTTACAAATCCCATACCACCATGAAGTAGCAGTCAAGAATGTAATTAAGTTAGCCAAGCGAGAGAGGTTCGATAGTGTCCTTTGCGTTGGCGATGAAATCGATTTTCAAACAATTAGCCGATGGGCTGAAAAAACACCTTTGGCTTATCAACAAACTTTGGATGATGACCGCACAGCTACTCAAGAGATCCTTTGGGCTCTCACAGAGCACAGCAGAGAAGCTCATATTATCCGCAGTAATCATACTGATCGCTTATATAACACTCTATTAAAAGTTCCGGGGATGATCTCACTTCCCGAATTGCAGTATGCCAAGTTCATGGATTTTGAATCTATGGGTATCACCTTTCATAAACAATTCTACGAATTTGAAAAGGGCTGGATCTTGGCTCATGGCGATGAAGGCAACATGAATCCCAACGCTGGACAGACTGCCCTAAATCTTGCCAAAAAGGCAGGAAAGAGCGTGGTTTGTGGTCATACCCATAGACTAGGTATGTCAGCCTACTCAGAGGGGCTCTACGGGGCTTACAGACCCCTTTATGGCATAGAAACCGGCAACCTTATGAATCGAGCAAA